GGTGACTATCCCGTTAAGCGCAAGACCAAGCTGGCCCGTCATGGTAATAAGGCTTTCGTAAGGTGCTAGAACCTTGCCTAACTCTTCTTTAATATCACCGAGGGCATTGGAAAGCTGCTTAGCACGGCCTGCGTCAGTCTTCGCCAGCTCGCTGTTCATATTACCTACATTCTGTGTGATAATCTGTGCAAGCATGGCGGCCTTTTCACTCTCCGTGCCGTATTTCAGCACCTTTTCCTGAGTTTCATCAAATGTAATGCCCACGCGCCTCAGGGCACTTGCCTGTCCCTGCATGGCCTTTCCCATAAGGTTGCCGACGGTAACCGCATCCTGAGCCGTAGCACCGTACCCTTTCTGCTGTGCAATGAGGTTATTCATGGCAGGAACGAGCCTGTTTATGCTGTCTTTCTGTTTCAGGAACGTCGCAAGCTGCTGTATGCCTTGCAACTGAACTTCATCACCGATAATACCCTGTTGCTGTTGCGCACTCGCAAGGTCTTTAACGGACTGTATCTGAGCTTCCGTTGCGCCCATACGCTGACGCATAACGGTCTCGAGTTTCGTTTCCGCCTCCTCCTGTATGGCATACGCTTCCGTAAGCTCGTGCATAATACCCGTGAGTTGGGTAAGGCCCTGCATGACATTCTGCATTGAGTTCGTGAGCATTGTCCATGACATCACAGAATCCCTGAATCGGTCTGCGCTGCTCTTAGACTGCTGCAACGCCTTGCCCAGCTCGCGTGCGCCAACTGTGGTCTGCACAAGCTGTTCTTTGCCGTCAACCGTAAGGCGTATGTTAAATTTTATCGTTTTTGCCATTATTAAAGGCTGTTTTTCCTGTTTTTCAAAAGTTCTTCCAGACGTTTCCTGTCGTCCTCCTTACTCAAAAAAGCCTGCGGTCTCTCCTGATGGTCATCCCAAGGCAGAGGAATTAACGAAGATGGCGTTATACGCGTCTTAGAATAAGGCTGTATTGAAATTGCAGCAAGGATACGTGTTTGTTCCCAACTTTCACGGCTTTGAAAATCAAGCTGCCTTTGCTTTGCCTCAAAAACCGCACTGAGTTCGTCAGGGTACAGATTTCGAAAGTCGGGGAGCGATAGACCGCACAAGCCTATCGCCTGCCCCAGTATGCTTTCTATTGTTTCTTTTTTTTTGACGAATCACCATCAGACGGTGCAGTACCGTCGTCGAGCATTGCCGTCCACTTTGCCATGTCGTCAGGTGTGATGGAATCTGCAAACTCCGTACGGCTGAGGCCGAACTCTATCCCGTCACGACGGCATGCGCTTTTAATGCAGCAATAAAGGTATGTGAACATGTCGGTAATACCCCCGTCAATTTCTGTAACCTCTTTGCCAGTCTCTTCTTTGAAGTCGAGCATTGCGCCCATAGTCGGACGGCAGGGGTACTCCTTGCCGTCAATGACTATTACTACCTTTTTCTTCTCCATGGCTTAGTGACCTAACGCGGGGGCTGCTGCCGCCGTCTGTGTTAACTTCGTAGAATCGAACGTCTGAGGCGCACCGTCATTTTCGAATTCAAGCTTGTATGTCGTATCATCCTGAGCTGGTGCAGTTATCTCAACACTGGAGATAATGAACTTTCCCTTAAGCCATGGTGTAGCCGATTCGCGTTCTACACACTCTACGTCAACGCTCTGACCTTTCTGCCACTCCGCGGCGGCTTCGACAAGCCCGTGTTCAGTTTCCTCATAGCTTCTCAAGCCCTCTGCACTAATGCTGAGGCTAAGCCCCGTAACGCCCTTAGCCTTCCATAATGCCTGAGAAATCGGGGCAGATTCAACGGGCTTTACCGAACGTTCCTTCGTGTCGCTTGTCATCGTAACTGAAAACGTTGTACAATGACCGTAGGCCTTGCCGCCTATTTTAACCAGTAAATCGCTACCATTTGCGTAGCCTGTTTTCGTTGTTGCCATATCAATTTGTATTAAAAATTACTTACTCGTCACTTTTGCCGAAAATCGCAAAGTCTGAATATATGCGTCAAGATCCGCATCCTCGTCACACCCCTCGAAAAGGGTCTGCCCCATTTCAATGCTTCGCCCTGTTACATCATTGTAGCGATATGGTCCGTCTTCCATTACATTACGGACCGCTTCACTAATCGCTATGCACTGTGCATATTTCTGTGCATGGACAACTATTTCAATGACGACGCTGTCGTAGACGTCATTACGAGCCTTTACGGCGACCTGCTGCAAGTCGGCTCTGCGGTATGCTATCCAAGGCATCCTTTCGCCCTCAGGGACTTTTGGCGGGAAAACTCGTACGCCCATTTTATTAAGGGCCGTATCACCACTCAAAATGTCATTGAGAAGTAAGCCTATACTCAAACTCGTTATTTTCAGCATTTACTTAATTTTGTTAATATTTTTTTCTATCTCGTTCCACAAATCACGCTCTACGAACACATCAGACTCAGCTTCGGCATCTTTCATAAAATGATATGATGGCATGCGTCCTGTGCGTCCGCCCGTATGTCTGCCAAGACGTTTAGAACCCCTGAATCGGTATGTAGTTCCTGATTCAGCCCAGAACAGTACAGGTTTCTCCCTACCCTTGCGGTTTTTATGGATAGCCTTACGACCGCCATGTGCATTAGGGTTGACGCTTACCATGAAACCTGAACCGCTTGGAAAGACGCGGGCGAAGATGTTGTTCTTAAGGCCAGTTGAAACGTCTATTCCAGAAGATGACAGATAACCCCTTGCAATATTGCGCACTTTCGTCGCTTCACGGCGCACTGCACTCTTCATGCCCTTGCGCTGCTGCTGCGGGGAAAGATTCTTCCATACACGGGAGAACTCCTGCTCCAAAATGCTGCCTACAGGATAATCGCTCATTCTGAAATCTTTTCCGCTTTAACAACCGTTTCTCGTCGCCTGCGGTCTTGGTAAATACTCGTGATAGAATAGGTGTTCCCTCCCCATTTCAAACGGTCTGTCTCATTGATGAGGCTGCGTTGATGATAAAAACAGATGAAGTTGAGCATATAGCATTGTACGATATTGTCGGCTTCGCTCTTCTTCTCCCCGACGAAAGACTGCACGCTCATGTTAATCGCTGCGACTTCCCGCCATTCGCGCTCTGTCTCACCAAATCCGTTGCGGGCCTCTTCTGCCCGCATGATGGTCACACGCTCTGTCAAATCTCCGCAGTTCATGACATACTCCAGTTTTTGTTGAGCCCCATAATACTGTCGTAAGCCTTATGTGAGTAGGATGCGCCAAAAGCAACGCTCTCGCGGTCTCGGAACATTGTTGCAATATCCATCAGCATTGCTTGCTGAACGTCGGAGCGCTGCATAACAGCTTCGAGGGCGCCAGTATCTTCGATGCCGAGGAACTCCCTTGCATGCGCATCTGCAGCCTTTGAAAGCTGCATAAGGTATGCGTCCTGACTGATATCGGCTTCAGGTATGTTGAGGTGCTGCTTGATGAGAGAAAGGTCTACCATTTTATTTTGGATATAGGGCGGAGGCCGAAGCCCCCGCCCATGGATTACTTGAGAACAATCTTACCGAACGGAACGATTCCCGTGCCGTTACTGTTGAAGCCGCGACGCACGAAGTAGTTGAAGTATGCGTTGACTATTAAGCGCACAGAGCCCTTAAGAGCCTGTGTGTATGGGTCAACGAGCAGCTCAATTCCGCCCCACTGGCCGATTGTAAGCTCGGAGAAGTCACCAAGGACAAGAGCCTTGTTCGTGACGTTATTTGAGGCGAAGACCTGGCGGCCGTCAATCTGTCCGTTGTCGTACAGGTATACGGGATAGCCTGCAACCTTTTCAGTCTGCTTCAGTATGCCGAGAGCGTCATACGCTGCAACCCACGTCAAGTTCGTGAAGTTATTCTTGAGGAGCGCCGTCTCCATATCAACGAGCTTGCCGTAAGTGACGGCTGCCGTTTCCGCCGTAACGCCTTTGAGAAGTCCTTCGGGCGCTGCATCTGTTCCCGCTGCGTTTCCGAACATTGTACCCTCAAGGGTCTGTCTAACAGCATTAACAATGCTGCGCTGTATGAGTTGCTCAACACTGTCGTTGCCTTGAACAAGAAGCTGCTTTGAAATGTCAACATAGCCAGTGATGCGCTTGGGCTCGAGGGACTTTTTCTTGAACTTGCCCGCGCCGTCTGATGCGTCCGCCACCTCACCTGCCCAACCCGCTGTCGAGCCTGTGTAGAACGGAATCTCAATATTGCCGCGCAACCCTGTCAGGAAAGTACACCCAGCCTGTGTTGCAATCAATGAGTTCTCAAGCGGCGTGACGATGTCGAGCAAGTCTGTTGCAACGTCTTCCTTGCCTGCCGCTGTTATCGTAGCCTGCAAAGCCGCGCGTTTCTGCATCGGCAACCACAACGAGCGGCCCTCGCCAGATGGGGCAGAACCTGCCGCGCCGATTTCGCTAATCTCTGCCTCCGGAGCTTCGAAGTCGCGGCCCTCGCGAATAGCGTTGATGGCGCTAACGAAAGAGAACTTGCGCTCGACTTTCTTCGGCGCTTTCTGCTCACGGAGCCAAGACTCAAGAGCATCAATCTTATCGTCAAAAGACCGGACTTCTGCCTTAAGGTCGTTGAACTGCTTCTGCTCGTCATCGTTGAGAGAGCGGGACTCCTTTTTCGCTTTGTTAAGCAACTGCTCCATCTTTGACTGGGCAGATGCACGCTTTTCTTTCAATTCTAATGTAGTCATAATTTAAACAGATTAATTATAAATTTCTCTTTCCAAAGTCTCAAAATACTCGTCATTCGGAGCACTGCGCTTGTGCTGTTCCAGAATCTCCTTAGCCTTAAGTTCGTCAAGCCCTTTCGTCTCTACCGAAGTGGCCTCATAGGCTGGTGTGAGAACAAGGGAAACGTCGTACAGCTGTCGAATCTGGATAATTGTACGTACATACGTATCGCTCCCGACATGCTCCCAGTTGTCCTTTTCAACGGTAAAGGCAAAAGACATCCTCGAAATGTCACCACGGCGGACGCTCTCCAGCATGTCATTACCCAGCTGCGTGTTAGGAGCTTCAAACTCGCAGCGAAGCCCCTTGTCATCAACACTAAGAGACAGCGTCCCCTTGCCCTTATCGCTACGCGCAAGGATTCCTGGCGTCTCGCTGTGATTATACAGAGCGACAACGTTGCTGCGTTCAATCACCCCGTCAAAACAATTCTTATTAAGGCGCTCGGTAAAGCCCATGTCTACACTATCGCTGTCGAAGACGGCAGCATAGCCGACTATCGTACGGCTCTCCTTACCCTCACCATCAGACCTTAGCTCAAGCCCTGAAGCGCAATATCTCTTCTCTATTTTCTCCATATCATTTTTAAAAAGGTTAGACTATGTTATTAACAGGCTTTTCTATAAAGTCAAAAAGCGTTATTAACAAAAAGGCCCGAACCTCACGGCCCAGACCTTTACGATAATTAAACATGAAGCACAATTCAAATAGTTGTCAGCAGATCTCCTGAATAATTCGGGCTCATCAGATAGCAGCCGAGCGCCTCGAGCATGGCGATAACACCATCTATCTTTTTTGCAAGAACGCCGCCGTTCTTAATAGGTTTAACGTTCCCGTTCCAGTCGCTTTTGAGCTGAACGTTGCGAAAGCAAAACCGGTTAATCTCGTTGCTGTCAATAATGATGCTTCCGCCAAGCAGCAGCCGTTCAAGCTCGCGGGTGGGCTTGTTAAAATTGCCAAGCGTCTGTGCATACTCCTCGAGAGGCATGCCGAGGTTCGTGCAGTCTATAGCCCACTGCGTTGCATTCCACTTGTCATAGCCAACCTTTACTATCGTCACATTTTCGTTGCGACGGATAATGTCCTGTGTAATGTAGTCGTAGTCCGTAACGTTGCCAGGGGTCACATGCAGGCATCCTGTCTGTTGCCACAGCCTGTACTTATCCTTGTCTGGCTTAGTCTCCAGCGCTTCGGCCGGACAGTAGTAGTCTACATATACATAATACCTACCGTCGTGAATTATAAAGTATGCAACAGCCGTCAGGTCACTCACAGCGGAAAGGTCTACGCCCACATAACAGAGGTCGTCATCTGGCGAGAACGCCTCCCAATCAATATGCTTTGAAGCTGAATTAATGTAGCGTTCGGGAATCCACACGTCGGCAGAATCACACCATACATTAAGATTCTTAGTTTTGACGTTCACCTCTTCACGGGGGGAGTTGATTGCTTCGCGGACCTGCGCCCGAAGCCACTCAACGGAAACTGTAGTTCCGAGATTGGGAGCACACTTAATCCAGTTTGCCTCATCGCACCAGTCGTCACCCTCGTCCAGCTCATATATGGCGGAAAAGAAGTCGTCGTCGCTCTTCAATCCCGCGAGGATGTCGGCACCGTAGCAGCGGAGTTCGTAACAGGGCAGACTCTTGTCAAATCCCGCCGTTGTGATTGTACACAAATGAGGATTGGAACGCATACCCATTGAGGATTTGATGACATCGCGCACAGATGAGTTAGGGGCGCTGTGGTACTCATCAATGACCCCGAAGCTCGCATTATACCCGTCGAGGGTGGAATCGTCAGACGCAAAGACGTTCATTATACTGTCCTTTGCGTCAAAGCGAATCGTGTCACGGTAAGGCAGCAGCGTCCCCTTGTTCGGGTCAAGGCTACGGCAAAACATCTTAGCCTGCTTGAACGCAATCTTTGCCTGGTCTTTTGAATTCGCAGCAAGGTCAATCTCTGCTCCGTCCTCATGGTCGGCAACCAGGAAGTAGAGACTTAACGCTGCTATGAGCGCCGTCTTCCCCTGCTTGCGGCTCATCTCAATATAGCTTTGAGTATAGCGCCTGCACCCTGTACTCTTGCGCCTGAAACCTATTATATTGGCGATGACCCATTGTTGCCACGGGAGCAGACGGAACGGCTTACCGGAGAACTTCCCCGTCGCATGACGCATAAGACCTATGAACTTAATGCAACGGTCGACCTCCTTTTCGCTAAACGTAAGGTCGGCACGGCTAAGGTCTTCAAGGTAGCGTTCACATGCCTGTCGGACGAACAGCCCTGCAATTTGCGAACCACCGACAACGTCAAGAGCGTATTGTGTGTATGCCTTTACCTTATTCCCCATCTGTAAAAGCAGCGAGAGGCGAAACCTGTACCACCTCCTCTGTCCCGAGCGCCTTACGGCTAAGGGCCATAAGACCGTACTCTTTCATAACCTTAATACACATCACCTCCGCCTGATTCATTATCGATATCTTGGGATTCACAACAAGCTGCTCCTTTTCGTTATACACCATTGTACCCTCAACACTAACGGCTTCGGAAGCACAAAGGAATATGTCATACTGACGTGCGAGAATCGTCAGCGAACCATTGTCGATTGACGAGTATCTGCCACTGTTTTTTAGATATATAAGCACGTCGTTAATGTAAGCTTCAGCACGCGGGCATAGCCCCTTGGGCATTTCAAAATCTTTCTTTTTCATTTCCTACCTAAATGTATTTTATGATGACACTCTTTGCAAAGCGCCATGAGGTTATTAGGATTATAAGCCGTCTCCAGCATCTTCAACCCGTCAAACTGCGTAAATGATATAATATGGTGTACATCAGCCGCAGGAGTGACAACGCCGCGCTGACGGCACATTTCGCAAAGTGGATGGGAACGCAGATACGCATTGCTCATTCTGCGCCATTTCGCCGACCTGTAAATCTTCTGACGCTTCTGACGCTTCAGGTCTCCCCTTTCACGTACGCGGGTAGCATCTCTTCTTGTATGTCTATTTAAATATGGCATCTTTAAAGTCCTTTAAAACATCTTCCACCGTCTCGTCGCTTTCGTCCTCGTCGTAAGGCTCGTTGCTGGGTATGTCATTCAACAGCTCTGTGTGTATAGGACGATGGAAGCTCGCAAGCTTTGCATAATGGAAGCGGACGCGAAAGCGAATTTCGTACCGCTCCGTAGGCGTCGGGTGGGCATACATCCATACAAGCGTATCTTGAAAAACATCCCTGTCGGGATCCTTGCGTATGAGCTCCGAAAGTCTGTTCAATATGTCAGCGCTTGGCCATGTCATAACGGTCACACATCTGTTTAACGGCGGCACGCATAAAGGCAGACTTTGAACAACCTATCGCCTTACTAATGTCGTCAACAAGCTTTGCCTCGTGAGGATTCAGGCACGCCTGATAAGTTTTTTTTGGTCGTCGCATAATAAACACTTTTAT